TGTTTCGGATCGTCTGTCAAAGAGAGCAGACAAAGGGAAAGGTGAGACATTCTCACGATGTAGACGAATTTGCTTTGCAAATTCGAATCCATATTTGGAAATATGGGTTTTCTCTACAGAGTAAGAAATATCTCATTCTTCGAGTAGTTCCTTATATGCCTTAGCAACCGCATCGTTAGCAATAACGATATCGTCGCCAAGTAACATGTAAGGACACCTTTTCCAATTACGTCCGACCTGCTTGCAGGCCTTTCATAAGAAGAAATGGTGACATACTGCGAAAGTAGCCCAAGAGGAGTAAAATCCCATTGGATTACCCGTCCCATAGATGATTCAGTCATTCTTGTATTTGAATGGTTGACCAACCATGAGACGTTCTCAGTGTGTAGCATACTCGGAACCGAACCAAACATCTAGAAGTTCTCTTTGGATTGATATTGGAAATCTATCCGTTGCCGCAGTTAAATCTACGGAATGGAAAGAGCTTCCATTATCAACCCTTAGAGACCTAAATAGTTTTGTTTGGTTAAAGGTACAGTCCTGAGTGATACGACGAAGGTGCTTAAAGAGAAAATTATGCAAAGGTAGCAATGCTGCCTGTGAATAATAAACTCCTATAGCAACTTCCCTCGTTTTCCCCTCTTTATCTTGTATACAAGCGATTCTACGAGGGATTCTAGTACCCGTGAGGGTTCTGAACCGGTCGAAGAATGCTGGTATTACTAGATAGAGAGACATAAAACGAGAAATGAGGTTATGGAGTCTTTCCCCGCCAACTACTCGAATTGATTCGAGCATGTCGGGAGTAAGGGCCAATGCATCATCGAAAGAAGTCCAAAGGGCATGCCCATTGGGCCTTTCTTTGATGTCATATGGAAGTGACTAAAGCGCAATGCTTTAGGTACTTTCCCTAACCCCATTTTCGTATTGATGCCTAAGTCCTTAAGGAACTGTTTCATATCATCTCTAAGATGTCGGGGGTCTCCGGTGTAACCGGGCCTTGCTTCTATCGTAGAGTGGTTTGGAACAGGTTCCAACCTAATAAAGCGAGTAACATAGAGACAGGAATTAATTAGCCTAATGAAAGGGTAATTAACTTTCCCCTCTATATACTTCTTTATAGGTCTAAGGACTTTAGGAACTGACTTGGGAACCCTTAGATTGAAACCTTCATCCATTGATAAAATGAGATCAAGGAATCGCAATCTTAGGCCTTTACAATACTTAATGGCCTCGTGTTTACCACGAGTCTTAAGTACTGTAAGGATCTTGTCTGTAATTCACAAACCATAGGAGAGCTCCTTGCTGGTACACTTAAGTATACCAGTTCCGAGCCACCGAATAAGTTTGTCGAAGAACTTATTGGGGCTTAAAGCCTTAATTATTTTCTTCTTCATCTTAATGTTTGTGGGTCGCC